ATCTGAAGAGACCACAAATACTGATAATGTTTTCAATGTCAAGGAAACTGTTGGACTTCAACGCAAGGATATATTTAGAGACTATCTCATAGATGTGGAGAATCAAAATATAGCGAGACCGAGGGAACGTCGTTTGGAGCAGTGTCAGAATTGTACGACAAGTAATGTCATACATATCCAAGATACGAGTGAACTTGTGTGTGACACGTGTGGTCTCGTGTTGGCATGCCTCATCAGTGAAGAATTGACATATAGGGAGGAACAAGAGACCTCGGAGAAGGTGGTCAACTATAGCTACAAGAGGGAAAATCACTTCAATGAGTGGCTCAGTCAGTTTCAAGCACAAGAGATGACAACGATACCCCCAGAGGTTATGGATCAATTGAGGGTAGAACTCAAGAAGATGAAGATTCAAAAGTTGGATGAAATTACACACGCCAAGATTCGGGGACTTCTCAAGAAGTTGAGACTTAATAAGTACTATGAGCACGTCCCATACATAACGAATATTCTCAATGGCATTAGGGCTCCAAATATGCCTCAAGAGTTGGAAGAGAGATTGCGTATTATGTTCAAGGATATCCAGAAACCATTTGATACCAACTGCCCAACAGAGAGGAAAAACTTCCTCAGCTACTCCTATGTCCTCTACAAGTTTTGTGAATTATTGGGTGAGGATGAATACCTCCAATACTTTCCCCTCCTCAAATCTAAGACTAAGCTCTACGCACAAGACCAAATCTGGAAGAAAATATGCGACGACCTTCGGTGGGAATATCTTCCAACAATTTGAGGTTAAAAACGTACGAAGCATAGTATACAATGCCAAAGGACACAAAGTGCGCAAACTTTGACGTGTGCCACAAGATGATGGACTCGAGGTTGAAAGTATGTTCAAGTTGTTTCTGGAGATTTGAGAATGAACTTCTCGAGTTTAAGGAGGACATGGAATGTCCAGTGTGTGTAGAAGTTAGAAAGTGTGTGCGTTTTAGAAATTGTACACACTTTGTGTGCGTCTCACTATGCTTCCCAAGATTACACGAGTGCCCAATGTGTTCAAGACTTAAAGATGCCGATATATCTTTAGACAATGAATAATTACGAAAAGTTCTGTGTAGAGGAGGCAGAATTTCACCTACGCAGAGCTCAAGACATTCTTACAGAGGGTCTCAAAGATCCCAAGAAGTACTATGATGAGCGACGGGAGTTTTACAAAGTGATGACCAACGTGTTCCCCTTCATTGTTCTCCTACAACAATGCGGCGCACCTCAACCTCCTGACCAGGATGAAGAGGGAAATTTATCAGATACCCAATCTTCAGTTGGGTCAAGTGAAGGTAGTTACGTACCTGCGACTCCATGACTTCATTCAGAGTTTTGACCGCCTTAAATTCAAGCACAATCTCGTTGTTGAGAATTATGTCCCCTCTCAAGTTACCAACAACGTGACCCTCGAAGTAAATGGGTATAATCCTTTCTGACTCATATTGGATACCCTCTTTGCGTAAGACTACCTCCATACAGTTGTGATAGACTCGTTCACTGTATCCAGATCCCAATTGAGTATAGATCCTTTTGGCCAGGGTCTCAATGTCAATCATATATTACTTTTTCACACTCGCTTTAATAACCTTGTTCCTCAAATTAGCGGTCAAATTGTACCCAGTCATGTTCTTAAATGCTTTCACATTACCAGCCAAAGCTGCTGCTCTCGCCATGGTGGCCGAGGGTGCATTTGCTGTTCGTGACACAGCAATCTTCTTGAAGTTGAGAAACTTGAAACTATTTTCGCGATTCTGTCCGACAATCATAATTGAGTTCTTATTGAAGTTTTGAGCAATTTTTGCTATGCTCCTGTCCTTCGCGGAGGTCAATATGGTCACACCTGGAAACCAACGACGCAAAATACGCACCTTGTTCTCTACTGGAAGGGGATTCTTAGCGTTTCCATATGAGTGCGATACAACAACCACGGGTGTCTTGTTTGTACGTCTCGCAGTCTCAATGATCTGTTCAATCATGAGACGGTGCCCCTTATGAGGTGGTGAGAATCTTCCATAGGTGAATACAACTGACTTCATTAATAATGTCAAAGAATATAAATGTGGATCTGGTGGTCATTCAAAAATATCAAAATATCTACATCAAAATCTATGAGCTACCTATGGGGGGAGTGATAATATATGGTGGTTAAAAAATAAATTTCCCGGTATTTAATATATGTCCACATACACCCAACCCACTTGCGAATATGTCTACAAGGTCTCATCCCTCGAGAAGGTTGTAGACGGAGACACGATTGATGTTACCCTCGACTTGGGCTTTGATGTCTGTACACGTCAGAGAGTGCGCCTTCTCGGTATTGATACCCCAGAGTCGCGAACATCCGATGCGGAAGAAAAGAAGTACGGTCTCCTCTCTAAGAAGAAATTGAAGGAATGGTGCCTCAAGGCTGTGGAATCTGAGAAGGATGATATTGAGATCGAACTCAGATGCCCAGAAAGGGACTCCCGTGGTAAATTTGGACGCATCTTGGCGGAGGTGTGGGTCTCCGAAGATGGTCAGTGGACCAATGTCAATAAATGGATGTGTGACGAGGGCTACGCTGTTCCCTATACTGGTCAAAATAAGAAGGATGTTGAGGAACTTCACATGGCGAATCGCGTCAAAGTTGCTCACGAAGTATAGGGATACTTATGAACCCACAAATTACAGATCCACTTTTCCCCAGACTTTACAGGTCTCCCACCGTGTAAAGCCTTGGACGTTAGGAGTTCATAGTTATCGAGAGTATGAAAGAAGAGGGCATCACCCGCCTTCATCTTGTACTTCTTCTTCAAGTTTGGAAACTCCGTTTCACCGCCCTCATAGTCGTCATTTAGGGCGAGGATAATCGTATACATCCGCTTGTTACCCTTCGTATCACTAAATGTATCCTGATGGGGTTTGTAGTGACCCCCGGGTTTGTATCGCAAAACTTGGAGGTGTTCACAGTTTGCGATGGGTCTATCCGTGAGAGCCACACACTTGTCCATAACACGCTTCACTACGGGATCGCTCGCATCAAGCCACGCAGTCTCACTGTCTCGTACCTTTTTATCCACGACCCGATTTTCGGCCACGGTTGAGACGTCCAATTTCTTTTCAGCCTTCTGGATAATGTGCTTACGCTCTTCATCCGTGATAAGACCGTGCACAACACGGGGTTCCACATATGTTGGTATCAGGTACACTACCAATAGTATGATGACCAACAAAAGTACAATCATGTCTTACTTTTAGAAAAGATTAATAATAGGTGGGCTTACACAATTGTATCTCTTCTGGATTGTCAGAATGACCTCATTCGCATATTCAACTAACTTTATAGCTATGTCTATGATTTCATCTTCACGATTCCGATCTATGACATATTGTCTAAGGAGGTCACCACCCGTATCTATAACCATTCTGTAGATGTTTGTGATATCTCGGAATCTCTCTCTCTGCTTGTCCCTCCTCTGAAGTTCCTTCTTGAAGGGTGCCTCTTCAAGTTCATTGAGCATATAGGCCACGCGGAGGTATTGATTGTCTCCATCATAGTTATCGCCATATCTATAGATGATATCTCTATCAATATTACTAAGTACAGTAGCAAATCGTAGAATATCATCAGATGCCTCAACCTGCCGAAGTTCCCTAAATGAGGGAATCCCACCACAGGGAATATCGGCGTGTTCACGGGAAGAGATCCGACCCCTCTTGAACTCCATATAGTGTGGGTTGTGAATGCGCCCAGTCTCAACGTGTCCAGTACGCCAATCAAATGCTGTGTGACAATCTGGACACCACATTTGGGCACACCCACTCAATTTCTGTATCATCGTTCCACATTTGGGGCAGGGCTTTGTATCCTTCTTGAGAAGTTCCATAGTTTTGACAGCGTCGGGGTCACATTCATGCCCCTCACCCAACTTCTCGTTACAGTGTTCACAAAAGTAATTGTCGCAGAGACCACAAAACCAATCTTCATTCATGAACCCCTTACATTCTTCTGTGGGACATTTGCGAACGAACTTTTTGGGTGGCTTATCTACCACGAGATTTCCACCATGCCTAAGTCTCTCAAGTTCCCGATAACTCTCTTCCATGTCCTCCCTAAGATCCACGATATCTTGGGGTAG